ATTCATCATTATAGTTGTCATAACCACCAACTATTCTCTGTTTTTGGTATATAACAAAATAAACCTCTGTAGCACTGTTTAAATCATTTTCGCTTTCAATGGTCCACTCATTTTGCATGTTAACTTCGAAAGTTCCATCAAATAAATCTTGACAGTTACCTATAGCGCTATTAGTTGATCCTTCGTTTTCTCTAACATTCATTATTTGAAAACCATTTGTAGCACTTTCTATTGCTACTGAAGCACCTGGAATAGCATCACAACAATCATCTATATCAACCACCACAAAGTTTGAACCTACACTTGTTAAAGGATATGGTCCATAAATCACTTGTTGATAATCATCAGATAGTTCGGTAAACTCATCTCTAAAATAATCACGCATACCGTAATTAGATATTTCAGTTATACCATCTCTAGATAATCTTAATACTTTATTCCTATACCTGTCAGTATAATATTTTCTATAACCAAACACAGCAAAACTTTCCGGGTTTTTACTTATACCATATTCACCTAAATAAGGTACCACTTGCCCTATCACTTGTCTACCTGACGTTGTTAACGCGCTACCTTCAGCCGAATAGATTGCATCTTTATCTATTAACGCCTTACTTGTTTTGCTCTCTTGAAATATAGTTAAGTCTGTATTTTCAGCATATAACTTTTGTATTGATCCCTGTAATGGGTCTAAACTTCTTGTTATTTCAGATCCAGAAGGAAATTGATTTGTATTATTAACACCAGTTCTAGAGTTATATATACCTGAGTATATTAAAGAAGATTCTCTAATGTCAGCTGTATTATCTTCTTCTTTTAAATATGCTCTAGCTCCAAAGTCTAAACTAGTATTATTATACCCTCCTCTTATTCTAGATTCTTCAACATACCAATAATAAGCACTTACTTTATTTGGATCGCCAGTGTCAGTGTTCCATGTTCGACTTGGTCCGAATGGATAAGTCGGCCAACCAGTCGGATCCCAAGGTAAACCAGGCCAATCAGCCCATTCCGGATCTTGATCTAATTCTGGATCAGTAACTGGATCAACAGCTTCAGCTGTAACTTTTTTTAACCAAAAAGAGTTATAATATTTTACTTTTAGTGAGAATGCCATTATGATATATTTACTGTTACTGTTGACGATACAGCGCTAGCGTTGCCAGCGTCTATAACTCTAAATGTTATTTCATAGCTATCTTGAGGAGCTGGATTATTTGCTAGTGCGACTTGTCCATTAATTCCAGATGGTGTAGTATAGAAATAGTTTACTGGATTTGCTAATGAGTCTGTTTGAGATTCTACTATAAATGTTAAACCACTAGTGTTATTCACTGGATCAGCACTGCCATTAACAGCTTTAGGTAGAGAGTTAAATGTTATATTGCCACCACTTGTAGAACCAGTACCTAACGTTGGAAACGAAGGTAACCAAGATGGTTTAGCATTTAATATTGTAAAAGGACCAATAGTTTGCGTACTAACTACCAACGTTAATTCTTCTATTACCTCGATGTCAAAGTAAAATTGATTTTTATTTTGATCAGCATCGAAAGTTAAATAATCTATTAATCTAATTTTATAATAAGAATAATTTGGACCAACACCAGAATCTCCAACTACCATATCAAATTTGTTTGTTACTAGAGAACCATTTCCATCTCTAACTTCTACTAAAGAAATGCTACCAGGAGGATAAGTGCTAATGTCTGGAGGTGTACCAGCGGGTAAAGTTGGTGTAACTTGATTATAAGCACCGATAACTCCATCTTGATATATTATATTAAAAGGAGATGATATTGGATCAACACTTTCAGACACACCATTGTTAAACAAATCAAAGTACCATATAGGATATGGTGAAAGACTTGATTTAAAAAAGTTAACCGTTTCAGTGGTATTATCTTCTATGTCTTGATTTAAATCAGATACTACACCGGTTGTCGTAGTTTCCCAATATATATCTATCTGCGATTCAAATGGTTCGGTTTCATATATAGATATAGTAGGCAACATATTGCCAGCTCCATTAGTAGCTGTAGCACCTATTGTTATATCTTCAACTATTAATTTACCGACTAAAGGATCTGTTGTGTCTCCATCTAAAGCCCAACCGGTAGCGTCTCCAGCTAATAGACCTAAGTCTGTTAGTTTAGCTATTGTAACAACTTCGTCTTTTAGTGTTCCATTTGTAGTATAAGGATAAAATTGTCTACTATTTCTTAATCCAGATACAGTACCACTAGCTTGAGTTGAAGTGTAATTAAAGTTAGTAACTCTACCATAAAGCTGTACGCTTGAGTTCTCAGTTGTTTCTCTAGTAACATTTTGTCTAGCTAAATCTCTTAATAACTGTGCTCTTTGATCTGTTAAAACATCAACTTGTGTTAGTAAGTTTTGAGCGGTTTGAGCATTGGTATTAATATTACTAGCTATTAAGTTTCCAGCTTGAAACTCAAGATCAAAAATTTGTGCAACAAAATCATCTTGTGATTGATCAGGTTTCTTCTTGCCTGTTCTAAATAATTTTTGTTGAGGTCCAACTTCCTTTAAATCTCTTGGTATTTTATTTATATTATCACCATGTATAACTATGTGGCAAGTTGGATTTACAGTAGTAGATGCTTCTACTAAAACAGTTGGTGGTGGAGGTGGACTTTCAAAAACATAACCGTTCAAAACACCTGGAAAATAAATGTTGTAATACTCTTGCTGTTTTTGTTGTATAACTATTTTGTAACTAAACCAACCTAAAGGATTATCAAACCTATGTACTCCAGGATAATTTTGTAAATTAGAAACTTCAGGTATTTTTTCAAAAAAGTCAACAGATAACATATCTCCAACCCAAGTAGTTATATCACCTAAAGGAGAAACCTCAGAAAAGCCACTCTCCTTGTAGTTATTAAACACGCTTGAGAAACCTTCGTTTGAAGCTGATATAACACCAGATTGTCTACCATACATATCTGATAGTATAATACCAACATCATAAGATCTATTTTGTTTTAATGTGTGATTAGGATATTCTATAGCGTCGCTATAGGTTTTGTCTACAACATTCGCTTGATAATTTAAAGATGAGGGATATGAATGCTTGTCTTGGTAATTACCGTATATGACTCTATTACCACTAATTGATTGCGCTAAAGCTTTTACAGGTGTTTTATCAGAAGCTCTTACTGTTTGGCTGTTAGGAATTGTTTTTATCGGCTTAGAACCTTTATATATATAATTTAAATTTCCAAAAGAATCAATTAACTTCGTGGAAGATTTTGTTAAATCAACAGCATCTATTGTTTCTATTACTTTAATAGCGTTTGAGTCAGATTCTTTATAAAGTATTTCAACTTGCTTTACTTTAAAATCATCTATAACGTTGGACCAGCCTTTTAAACTTAATGGATTTGAAGGATTATTTACACCGTTAGTTATTTCTGGTATTTTAATACCAATTTGCGTAACTTTGTTTTCCATGAAGGAAACTTCAGTGGATCTATAAGTGGAAGATAAATTATCTTTGTCAATAACTTTAGTAACACCATCACCTCTTCTTATAAAATAACCATCTTCTTTAGGTATAAAAGCCACTTGACTAAATGGCGCGATTAAAGAATATTCGTTGTCATCAAACTTTAATCTGTAACTAAACCTAACAAATTTATCCTCTAAAAAATCTTCATCACCATCCCAATTGGGAACTTTAGTTGGATTTGCTGTAGTGCCATCAGGTAAAAATTCCCTAACAGTGTCTAGCATAGTGCTTATACCACCACCAGTAACAAATTGAATAGGTAGAAAAGGAGCATATTTTGCAACAGATATGTGTTCTTCAGCGTGATAATAGCTTGGATTTTTTATTGCTGTAGTAACATTTATTTTTCTAGGTTGATTTCTGTTGTCAGTCCAAAATAATTGATCCTCTATGAGATCTATACCGTATATTTGATGTGTTTTAGAAAAATTTAAAAATACTCCATTAACCATTACTGAACCAGTGTCGGTAGTAATATCATAAACACAAATATAACATTTTATGTGGCTAGACGTTGGTCCGCCCGCAACAACTAAAGTATGATTACTTAACTTATCTGCTGACGTATCTGTATAGTTAGTTAACATAGCAAATATACGATTGTTATCAACATCCATATATTTACCTATAATCTCTAGACCACACTCATCACTTAAACCGAAATCACTAAGTAAAACGTTACCTAAAACATTTTCTAATGATCCAACATCTTCACCTTCAGACTTACTTACGTTAACGTTCTGAGCATCTCTATATTCACCGTTAGGTAATATCCTCGCATCTAAGTCTTTATTCATCTTAGACTTGAGGAAATTATTTTTAACTTCTGGCATTAGTGTTTAATTATTTTAGATTTATTTCTGAATACTTGTGCTATTTCCTCTATCTTAATATTAGATAATCTAATCTTAGCGTTTCTAAGTGCAGCTCTTCTGTCTCTTTTAAATCTTTGTACTATATATTCAGGTATGTTTATTCTAGTTGAAAGTATAGCATGAGCTATATGCATGTACATAGCTTGCTCTGCAAACTTAGGTATTTTCATATCTTCATCTACGGCTAAACCATCTGATATATATTCAAGTATAATTAGCTTACCAGCAAGATCACTGCTAAAAGACATTTTACCAAGTCTTTCGTTTATAGTAAATTTACCATTTATCTGAGCTTCTTCTGGCTGCAGCCCATATCTTTGCCCAAAGTTCCATTGACCTTCTGGTAATCTATAATCATCAAAATCACTATATAACGTATTGTCTTGAGCTTGCCATCTTTCTTCAGTTAGTGATTGTTGTGCTTCTAAATTTTCTTCTAGGTTGTCTTGTGTAGGTATACCTTCACTATCTTGTATAGGTAATTCTGTAGGATTAGATGTTACTCTAGTTGGATATATAATATGCTTAGCTCCAACAGAGTCAACCCAAGAACACTTAACATAATTAACGTAATCTTGTGGTATAACCACAGATAAACTTGGTGGTATAGTTAATTCTTGAGATTTAATGCTTTTTAGTGTATCGTAACTAAACTCTTGTAATCCACGCTTAGCGTGAAACATAACATCTGTTCTTTTAGCGTCAGGTATTAATTTATCTTTACCTATATAAGCAACAATAAAGTTATTGATAATATCGTGTAAAGATATATACTCATAACTTCCATAATTATTGTTTATTGCAGGTTGGTTTAATTGTACAACGACTATACTATTAGCATTAACAATGATTGATATATTAACTATATTTTCACCGTTTAAACTGTAATCACTAGGATTAAGTAGTACGTTATCAACTGTTACAGAGTAGTTAGTATTACTTACATTAGCTACAGTATCTAAAAGTGTAGTATTAAAATCACTACAATCAAAGTCTTGAAATGGTGCTGTAAATTGAGCAACAAAACTTTTTTGTCCTGAATAGTATTGAGCGTTTGATTCTGTTAGTAGTGCCATTTATTAAGAGTTTTCTTGTGCTGTTTCTTGTTGATCCATGCCAGCAGCTGTTTGAACTACCTGCGGATCACGTATTATTACACCACTGTACATTAATATTTTTATAACAAGTTCAGTTTGTTCTGTTTCATGTAGTTCAAAATCTTGAGATCCACTAGCTGGGAAAGGGCCAGTATGTGGGAGAGGTGGTACACCATTACCATCCCAAAGATATCCACCAGTAGCGTTATCTATGTAATAAGCCCAAACAACATCTTTAGGTTTTCTAAGATAAGTAAACGTAATATCACTAAGCTGTGGTGAAGTAGTTATCACCCCATTAGTTAAAGTGTATAATGGATATTTAGATGTAGGAGCTGTTAACGGAGAGTTGTTAACATATAATAGATCGTTAGGTTGCACTTTTTGCACTTCAGTATTATTATTATATATAACTGTACCTAACTTATAAAATTCGTTACCCGTTGGGTTTATTGTTGTCGTGATATTGACTGGGCTAGTAGCTGTTGGTGATGTTTCTTTGAATATGGCAATTTTTTCATCCACGTTTTTATACCTATCGCTATACTCAGACTCGTTGTCAGGTATACGATATTGCTTATTTTCATATTGAAAATAGTTTTCAAATATTTCTAACTGTACTTGTGTAGCTAATTTATTAAACTCAGCAGGTGTTATATAACCTCTTTGCTCTTTGTTTAATATTAGCAATACGGTCTTATATACATCGTCTACGCTTATTGCCATAATAATAGTTTAAAAAAAAAGGCGGCGTAATTGCCGCCTTATATATAGTTACATATTATTTGAGCTTTTTCTGTATAGACTTGAAAACTTCTACACCTTCATCTGTCTTGAAGAAAGCTGCCATTGCTGAGAATGGATTTTCATCAAACGGTATAGTCATTAACTTTTTACCATTACTTGCCCAATTAAATGTTCTTTGATCTGGTGATAACTTTATAATATTTGCTTCAGTAGCTACGATTGCTAAGTTTCTTAACTCAACATTTTCATCATTAGCTAATTCCAAGAATAAACCTGGATTTCTTTTAGCAAATATCACTAAATCTCTTTTTAGTTCCTTAGAACTTAAATCTCCGACTTTAGTACCAACCTCAACTCTTAGTATTGCTTCAGCTTGATCAACATCCATATTCATAGCTGCGTTCATAGCGTCAGCTTCTAAATATAACCAATCAAGTTCATCTGTAGCTTCAACTACCTCATCTCTTTCCCTATATAGTTTATTTCTATTTGGATGATATAGTGATAATAATTTTTGGAGTTGAATATTTGACTTAGGTACAAATAAAGTACCATCTTGAAATACTATACGACCAAGAGTTACTGATCCGTCTTGCTCGTCAACAAATGGAGATTTTTGATTTGTTGCGTATCTAAGTTCTCTGTTATAACCTTTTTCTTCATCAAAATAAAGTAAAGGCTTTCTAGATGAATGCCTAGATGATATAGTAAATGTTAATGGAGATTTTCCATTAATTAGATAGTAATATCTATCTTTGTACTCCCAAGTATCTTTTTTTACTTTAGGAGATTTTGTTTTTGTTTCTTCCATGATATAATATAATATAATTAAAAAATAAGACCCCACCGAAGTGGGATCTTAAGTAGTTTTTATTAACCTACTGATGTGGCTAATTGGCTCAAGTCTTCTGGATAAATACCAGGTCCAGACGCACCATTTATGATATCAATAGCAGCTATAATTTTGTCAACATCTGCTTGAACAAAATCTGAAGCACCAGCAATATTTGAAGTATCACCACCTCCTATATACGCCACCTCGATGCGATCACCCTCTTCTAGGCTTACCAACTTAACCGATTTAACGTTGTCAGCAGATACTAAATCATAACCACTAGCTTTTTTTATTTTAACGTATCCCATAATTTCTTATTTTTAAAGATTTATAAAAAGCAGGGTAGCGAACCACCCTGCTAAATTAGTTATTATTAAGGAGAAGGTAATACAGTTGACTTGAACAATACGAAGTTGTTAGCCGCTTGTACACATAAACATCTTTCAGATAAGAAATGTACTTCCATAGCATCAAGATCAGAAGTGTATGCACCACCAACAGAACCAGTGATCCAAGACTTCATTCTTCTATCATCTGCTTGAGAAGCTCTATATCTTACGTGTAAGAAAGGACGCCTAATGTTTGAACCAAGAATTTGATCGTAAACAGTTGAAGTTCCAGCAGGAACTAAAACACCATCAATATCCTCAGTTAAACCTCTTGTAGAAGCATCGTTAAGATATTTCCAATCAGTTTTGTAGAAGTCATAAGAACCTCTTCTAAAACCAGAGAAACCAAAGTTTAACGCCATTTCAGCTTCGTTATCGAATAAACCGTAAGAAGCAGCTTGAGCAGAGGCATAACCTCCACCTGCCATAGCACCAATCATATCGTCAAAATCAAGAGCTGTTCTTCTTGATAAAAATAACATGTTTTCTTCTATAGCACCTTGCTTGTCCAAATGTTTAAGGATATCGTCAAAGTCAGCCATTGAACCAGAACCACCTGGAGCAGCAGCACCAGCGAAATCGTTATAAACGTTTCCTCTGTTTTCAATAGCAGCAAACATACCTTCAGAACCTTCAATATTAGCACCTGTTAAAGCAGCGTTAGTAGCTCTTTCAGACTCAACCATTGCCATTTCCAAATAATCTTCAAATCTCAATCTAGTTTCAGATTCAGCTTTTAAGTACCAGAAATAACCAGTTGTACCATCTTCAGTTGCAACCTCAACCCAACCAATTTGAGCAGCATCAGAACCAGATACTTCGTATTTGTCTTTGATGATAATTGGTTTGTTGTTATATTGAGTAAACTCAGGTTCAATAGCACCATTCATACCGTTAGTACCTTTAGCAAACTCAGAACCGTAAACAAATAGTTTAACAGCTTCTGTAGCACCAAAACCAGCAGCAACTAAATCAGTTGATGTATAAGGTTCAACACTAAAAGTAATAGCAGCACCTGTTAACGCTGAAGTATCTACGTCAACAAAACATGGTACACTTAATATTCCATTAGAAACCAAAATAGTTTGGTTTTGTCTAATAGCTAAAGTAGAAGTACCAGTACCACCTGGTATATTAACCGTGATGTCAGCACCAGCGTTAGCTACAGCACAATCGTCATAAGCAACGTGTAATCTATTTTGTTCAGACCAAACAACTTGATCAGATGTCATTGGCATTTCAGCACCAACCATTCTTAAGAAAGCAGATACAGTTCTGTTACCATATCTTTCAACCTCAGCTTCATAAAGCTCAGGTAAATATTGCTGCGCAAAGTTTCCACCAGCAGCATCCGTAAAACTTAAATAGTTAGACGTTAAGGCTACCTGACTTTGAGCAGGAGCGAGAGACGCGGGAAAAGACCCACCATTTACAAAACCCATAATTTATGTTTTTATTTTGATTTTTTAATTCTTAGTTTTAATGAGTCACTATCTACACCGCTTATTGCTTTTACTTTTAAACCATTAATATAAACATCACCAGTAGACGTAACTCTTGGCTCATTACTTATATTTTTAGATTTAGCAGCTATATCTTTAGTGGCATCGGCTTTGCCTTGCTCATAAAAATGTCTAGCTATTGTATCAGCGTTGCGAGCAGCATAAAGAGCTTTATGATAACCTTGATGATCGTTTATTCTACCATCTTCATTTAAGAACCTCTTAACGAAATTATTGATATCACTTTGAACATCTGCGACTTCACCTGGATTTTGTACGCTATATCTAAATTTCTTTTCACCTAAATTAAAATCAAAACCTTTGAATTCGTTTGTAAAAAAGTTTTTAGTTTTAGCTTTAAAATCCTCATGATTTTGTTTAGCTCTTTGTTGATCCTCATTATACCTATTGAAAAAGTCCATTGCTTTTTGTTGTTCTTGAGTAGTACCAGGTCGAGATTTAATCTCTTGATAATACTTACCTTTAAGATCTTCTAAAAAGTTTTTGGCTTTTGCAACTTCTTCTTTATACGCAAGCTTTTTCTTACGTATAACTTTTTCATCATCATAATCCTCGTCAAATTCAAAGTTATCTTCCATGATAAATTTGATTTCGTCAGCATCAAGATGAGGTTTAGTATTCTTATAATACTCTGTTAGTAACGCATCATCACTCACATTAGAGTAATCAGCATTTAGTCGAATATAATCTTCAATAGTACCTCCAGTTTCATTCATAAAGTTTACTAAACTTTCTACATTCTCTGGTAAATTTAATTGTGGATTATTTTCAATATCTTTATTTATGTTTTCAAGAGCTGATGTTTCACTAACATCTTGTTCTTTAATCTCTTGTATTACATCTATTTCTTCTTTTTTACCCTCTTCGGTAGGTTTTTCTTGTTCGTTGTGTGTTTCTCCCACTTCTTGCAATTCCATTTCGCCCTCTTTCCCTGTCTCTTCGCTTTGCTCATTAGACTGTAACACAACTTTCGTTGTTGTTGGCTCTTGAACGGCATCTTCTTCTTTTTTAGATAAATCTACCTTTGTAACCTGTTTTGTTTTATTGGTTAACTTTTTAGGTTTCTTTTTGATTTTTAAACTTTCAGACTTATTGTCTACTGCTTTTTCTTCTGACATAATATAATATTATAAAATTAATGATTAAATACCAAAGCTATCTAGATCAATCATTGTTTGATCGTCACTAAAGTTCTTTGGTGGTAATTTATTGTTTCTTTGGTCTATCAACTCACTTTGTTGAGTTGCTTGTATTTTGGTTCTTTCGTCTTTTCTATTTTCTTTTTCTTTTTCAAAACTAGCTTTAGCTTCACTTTCTACTTTAGCTAAATCCATTTTGTATTTATACTCTAGCTCTAGCAACTGCTTTTTAATATCTGCCTCTTGTTGCATTCTTTGTATTTCAAACTGAGACTTACCTTGTTCTATTTGCAATGTTGTTTGAGCTATAGCTTCTTGTTTTTGAACTTCATTCATAGCCGCTCTTTCAGCTTGTTCAGCATTAGCTTGAGCTTGTGCTTGTATATTTGCTTGTTGGGCTTGTTGATCTTGTTCTAATTTTTTCTTTCTTCTTTTCTTTAATACTTGATTAGCTAATTTTAAGTTTTTAACTTCTCTTACATCTATAGCATCTTCTAAGTATATTTGCCCGCTTTGTAAAGCTATTTGTATATTCTGTTCTATTAATTGTTTTTCTTCATCATCAGGTTCCAACTCTAAGAATATACCAAAGTCATGTAAATTTAAAGTAGTTAACTCATCTAATGTATGTACATTAAATCTTGATATACTAGACTGTATTGATTCTCTTAATGTTGGGAAAGCTAAACAATCAGCTATTCTTAACGCTATATTCTCGCAAGTTCTTAATGTAAGATATAAACTACTTTGCAGCACATGTTTAGTTGCTGTGTTAGAATTAGCAGCTGCTATTTTTTGTAATCCAACTAAAGAATCAGGATCAGGCATACTACCATCTCTGGCTTCATTTAAACCAGTAACATCTCTCATCATTTGTAGATAATACTGATAAGTTTGTATTAGTGATTGTATTTTAGCACCACCACTAGAAGTTTGCATTTCTTGTATTGGTACCTTACCATGGTTCATGTCGCCATCTTGAGTCATTGATCTACCAATTATACTACCAGTTTGAAAATACATGTTTAACGCTTCTGCTGGATTATAATTAGTACCATTGCCAAGATCAACTTCTGCTAAACCATCTGCGTCAAGATAAACACCATCAGGTACCATTCTTGATAATACTTGTTGTAGTTTTAAATGAGTTATTTGTATCATATCAGCAAAACTCATCATTCTACCTACAAGAGATTCTATTCTACCTTTGTACATTCTTGGCGCACAAAGATTGTAGTTCATATTAACTTTAACACTATTAGCAAAAGGTCTAGTCATATTTTCAGACATCTTCCACTCTAACATGTTATCAAAACCTAATATCTTTGCTCCCGTATATAATACCTCGATAGATCTGTCTATCTTTTTAAACCCATCTGCTTCAGGTGGATTAAATGTATCTTGTTTTTCTAATGCTTTTTCTAAACCGTAAGGTGTTTGTTTTATTTTCCACGTTTGATTAGTATATGTTTTATATTCAAAAAATAAAACTTGCACAGTGTTTTCACTATCTCTACCATTCCAGTTTCTAGTATAGTTTGTATTACCAGGATATTTTTGTATTACCTCTATTTCAGCCGGTGTTAAGTGTGGAAACCTTTTAACTAACTCTGGTATTGTTATTGATTTAACTTCACCAACGTAATACATATCCTCGAAGTTTGGATCTTCAGTATATGACCAAACTAAATTTGCTGGATCTACGTATTCAACTCTTATACCTTCTGCTTTGTTAAAACAAGTTTTAACTGCGCCTATACCTAACACAGTTAAGTCATAATTAACTCTACGCTTTACTAAATCAAACCTGTTTCTGTCTAATATATCTGTAATAACTTCTTCTTCTGCAACTTCTATAGCTTGTTTATAATCAAGTTGCATGTGTACTGAAAGCTCTTCTTCTGTTAATGGAGCATTCTCAGGATCTGGCACGTCAGATATATCTATACCCATTTGCTGTTGTACAGCTTGATAATACTGTTTTTGTATTATATTTCTATGTAAGATTTCTGCGTAATCTGTTCTCTTCTTTAGTGACACTGGATCTTGAGCATAAGCTTTTATATCATATACTCTATCAGACATACCATTGACAACTATGTCTACAAATTTTGGTATAACTGGAACTGGCTTCCAGTCTAAATTTAAGTAAGATAAATCACCATTTATAGATAACTCATCTTTATACTTTTTTATTGATTGCTCACCTCTAGCATATAACCTTCTTTGATGAAAGTCGTTATAGTAAGTTGAAAACCTACTACCATATCTATTATATGCTCCATTGTTATTGTTACCAAACCACTCGTACTCTATAGCTTGTCCAACTAATTTACCATACTCTAATGTTTGTTTCTCTGCATCTGGTACCACCTGATCAGGAAATGAACTGTTTGAATTAGTATAAATCATTTATTCTATTATTTTTGATATATCTCCCTTATTATTATATTTTTTAATACCTAAGTTTATAGTTTTAATTGTTCTATCAGCTACAGGTTTATATAAGTTCCTATTACAAGCCATTATCGCTAAACCAGAACTAATACTAGCATCGTGCTTAGTTCTGTTGTTTATGTTAAACTTAGCCCAGTCTTCTAGCGTTTTTTGAAAATACATATTACCATAAGTATTAGTTAAAAACCCAACATGGTTTTCTATATATGACTCTATGGCAGCAGCGTGAGCTTGCTTGATATCTTCACTTGAGTTTGGTATACCACCTATTTCTTTTTCTGCTACAGATAACTTGTTCCAAATTTTATCTGGTCTGTTCATTGAGAAACCTCTATAACCTCTACGTTTTAGATAATAAAGCAATCTTGGTTTATTGTTTTCAGCTAATATAGGCATACCATAAAAATGCAAGGCCATTAAAACATCTTCAAAAAACATTTCAGCTGTCTGAGGTCTAGCTATATATTCTAAAAAGAATTGACTTGGTGGAGCATCTTCCATTGTGAATTTAGTTAAACCGTGTAAAGCTCCATTAGAACCTCTACCATCCACAGTTCCAGATATATCGTAACTATCACAACCAAAAGCTCCAATATGCTCATTACCAGGATATCTACCACCGTTTTTTAGTATCACTCGATTTTGTAAGTTTTTAGGTGGAACCCAAGAAACTAAAAATCTACCATCATTGCTTGGGTGAAATAAAACACGTGTGTCTTTTATACCGTTATCCCACTGAAATGATCCTCTTGTTATATTAGCAAGATTATTTACTTCGTCGTTATAATCTATTTGCTCATATATTTTTACAAGATTAAATAGACTTTCTTTTGTTTCGTCTCTAAATGCATGGTTTTCAGTTCTAGGAAATTGTCTAAAAAACTCATTCAAACCATCTTGATCATTTTTTAAACCTTCAGCTTCATTATCCCAATATTCTATTACACCGATCTTTATAGGTAATTCATCTATACCCATTACAGGTTTTTTAGGTGTATCAAATACAGGCCAACCATACATATCTATATAACCTTCATAATTCCATTCCATTGGAATAAACAAAGAGTATAATCCAGATTTTGTTTGACCATTTCTGTTTCTGTTAGTAACGTCGGAATTATAGTATATATCTTTAAAGTTTTGACCACCTTTATCTAAAGCGTTAGATGTTGAACCCATCATACACTTACCTATAATTCTTCTACCTAATCTTAAACAAGTTTTAGTTACCTTCCAGTTGTTCTTAATATTGTCAGGTCTCTCCCACTTACCACTTTCATCGTGAGCTAATAGTCTTAATTTCTCACCATCATAACTGTTGTCTCCAGTATTCTTCCAGTCTATCGTAGTATCGAGTCCATCAAGTTCTTCAAGTTGCTCTCCAGTGTCGAGTTTTCTTCTGGTGAGTTTCGAAGCTGGAACTCTGTATGCCAGTTCTGTTTTAGGGCGATCCATACCATCTTGTATGGGCTTAAAGAAAAACGGATAATTAATTGATATGGGTACGACCTTATCAGTAAACATCTTTTTTGCATCTGCCCCTGTTTTGGATAGCACGCCAAATCTAGAATCGCTTGACATTGTCGCTTGGTTAACGAGCTCTGCTGAAGCCATGAAGGAAAATCCTGAGCGTCGATTTTTAAGATAACACATCCCATAACATCTGTCGTCTGCTTTACAGGCTTCCCAAAAGTAGAAAAATAACTTATTTGATTCTCTATAGTCAGGTGCTCCAACATCAATTTTTGACCATTGCAAATACATGTAGTGAGTACCAGTGATATAGTTAGGAACACCGTTATTATAATACCAATAACCTTGCTCCCTACGGTTAAATTCTTCATTTATATAATCAAACCATTTCTCTTTAAAATCTATAGGATATTGATCCCATTCTAATGTACTCTTTATTCTTGAGAGTTCTTTTGGGTATTCTTCTTTTTCCCAATATTGTTCCTCCTTCTTTTCGCTTCGTTTATGCGGTTCATTGACTGCTGGTAAAGCGATGCGGAGATTCTGTATTTCAATGATCTGTCCAATTTGACCTGTTTTACTTATAACAATAAAATCATAATCCTCATTATATCCGTACTCCCACTTTTTATACCTGTTGTTCTTTTTTAATATTTTAGGATTAACAACATCTTCTATTATTTTGTATAGTGTCTGCTGGTAATTCATTTAGATCTTTTTTCTGGAGATATAGAAAACGACTTTTTCGGTTTATCATCTTCCTTAGTTTTACCATTAAGTATGGCTTCCTCTTCTTCTATCCTATTAAGTATTTCAAGTGCGTCGAATATTGCTAGCTTTTTTGTGGCTGCTGCATTTTTTAATCTATCAGCTGACACGTCGTCTTGCGTGTCTACTATAGGTTCTTTTGCAACTTTAATTAACTCATCAACTGCTACTTGCCCAGCTTGGATTATATTCTTCTTCGTCTTCTTTATATCCATGGTTTATTACAATATCATTTGATTTCATACAATACAATCGTTCTTCATTTATTAAAAACTCAAACTCACTGTCCGGTCTAAATGTAACGATTGATCCTTTTGTTATTCCCTGATCCTCTAAGAAACTATTAGGATATTTCATAACACCAATAAGGGGTTTTTCCTTTTGTGTTCTTAGATGATGTTTATTTGCTAAAGGTTTAACAAAACAATAGTTTAAATTAGGTTTATATTGGTTATTTTTTTTATACAAATATATTTGATCTACACTACAAAAGTATTTATCATCTTCAAAATACTGAGAGCTATTTTTTTCAACACCTTTAACGTCGTACCATCTTCTAAAAATATTATGATGTACGATTACTTCATCACCTTCTTTTATATCAGTGTTAAATGCAATTGGTACACTTAATACTTTAGCTCTTTTACTTATAAATCTAAATTCTTCTATATTTGTATTTACAATTAATTTCTTATCACCAACTATAACTTCATTTTCATATCTTTCGTTAAGTGGTGTTATTATAAAGTTATAAATAGATTTCATTAGTATTCTAAATCATACTCTACAGCTATAGCCATATTAGAGTTAAATTTCTTCCAAGGTATTACCTCGTCTTGTTTTTGTATATATATTAAATATTCTCCATCTCTGTCAGTGCTTATAATATCACAAATAGTATGACCACCATAAACCTGTTGCCCAACAGAGTAATGCATTGCATCGTTTTTATAATCTGATCCAATACTTATTTTCCTGATTACATTAGACATTTTCTTCTACTTTTTCTTCTACAGGTGTATATGTGCCATCTTCAACATTTATATTGATAGCACCATATTCTTCTTCTAAAGCTTTCCTCATTTCAGCATCTCTTTCATTAATAGTTTTAATCTTATGAAGTAACGCATGTTTCTGAGATTCTATGTAACCTATAGTATTTAATGTTTCATTTAATTCCGCTTGAATTTGTTTAATTTCGTTTAATTGTTCTTCTTTAATTTTCATTTGATTTTATTTAATTATTATTTACCTAAAAATAGACCTTCAACGAAAGTTCCTATACCTACGAAAAACGTTCCCAAAGCCGCCCAAAACTTTTTTTCCAAAGATCTTATTCTTTTTTCTTGATCGTTTGTTTTTTCCATTACGTTTTTTAGCTCGGTTTTTATTTCTATTTGACCTTGTATTAATTTGTCTATTTTTTCTTCCATAGCTTACTCATTCTACTGGTACTTGTTCACTCCATTCAGCAGTGTCCATTATCTGCAATATTTCAGTATAGTTGTAAGTGCCAACAGGTACAACAGAACCATCAGTAATAAAACTTGGTTTTGTATTCCACTTAATTACAAACTGAGTTTGTGCAATATTTTTTCTTAATGTATCTGCATTAGTTTCACCTATCTGCGAAAAGTCAATTAAATCAATATCACTTATATTAATAATTGCATATACTAAACTTATTCTTTTCATCTTTTTAAATTTCTACGGTACATCTTCTACAATATCTCCAGCCTCCATATTAGTCATAGTGCCATTGTTACCTCCACTTCCATTGTCTGTAAGAGTTGGAAAAGTATCACCATCGCCGTTACGATACCACGCTACTGGCGAAAGGCTTGTAAGGTCTGAAGGCGTTCCACTATTGTAAATGGAATTAATTTCATCTGTAGCAAGAACTTTATCAAACGCTGAAACTTCATCAATATTTCCTGGAAAATAAGTTGCACTAACTAAATTGTAAGGAGCTACATAATTAGATAAAACACCAATAGTATGAAGCCCTTTAGTTGCATATCCTCCAGTAGTGCGCATTACAGCGGTTACTTCAGGTGTAGTGTTTCCATCTACATAAATATTAACAGTGTAGTATGTTGTTGATGCATCATATTCATAAGTGTATGCTATGTGATGCCATTGATTGTCGCTTATATCAGTAGTGCCTTCACCACCTCCAGAAAGACTTCCAATAATTCGAACCTTGTACTGAGTATTAAACCCCCATACTCTAAGATGGACTGTTTGGTCTAAAGGCGTAACTGAAGTTGAAACGCTTACTGGATGCCTTCTTGTATAATTTGAACCCGTCATAGGAGCCATTTTTACCCAATAAGATACAGAAAAATTATCTAACAAGTTTTGTGGGAAATCTACAATTCCTACATCTACATATTCATCTACACCATCCATTAATAAACTCTTGGTATTAGAGAATACGCCACCACCACCACCACCGGCTTGATTTATTCTAGAATATGTTGTGTTTTTTAAGATAATCATATCTTAATATAATGCTAAAATTTCTGAAGCGGTGGTGTTGCTAGTCACGCTAGTGACAAGTACAGGTAAAAAAGATCCCGCAGTAACACCTTTAAACATTGCTGTGTTACCACTTTCCATGACAACTTCAACATCAGACCCACCAGATATATCACCTACGTATAAGCAAACACCTCTATTTTCTGTGCCAGGTATATCTATACTTGTAACTGTTATTCTAAATGAAGATCCAGTTCCACCGGTAAAAGAAAGAACATCTCCAACACTATAAGTACCGCCAGGATTTGTTATTGTTATTGCCGATACACTACCGCTAGTTACAGCATCTATTGTAGCAGTTAAAGCCGGAGTTCCTGTCGTTGCTGTTAGCGTAGATCCTACATCTGCTGGGTCATAACCAAATCCATCAACTGTTATTTCAAATTTATTAACAGCTCCAATAACAATTGGCCTAGCGTCATGAGCAAAAACCCTAACTTCATCAGCTTGTCTAATTTGAGTACCTCTCATTTTATTATTTTTTATCTTTATTTATAAATACTTTTTCAGCTCCTCTAGAACCAAAATAAGCTACATATACTGTAACTAATAATGTTTGTAAAAGATCTATCCAAGCTTCTTTCATATCAAAAACCATTTGCATAGAATCTAAAACGATGTACAAAGTCATACATACTGTTAAATAGATCAATGCTAATGGTCTAGTGTTTTTTGATAACCACGAATCGGATTTCATGTCATACTCCCATCTTTCAGATACACTTTGCATTTCAGCAAGATCCATATCTAAAAGTTTCATAGCTGTTTCTTTATCAGCCGGAGTCATTTCTTTATCTGTGGTAATTAAGTTTTTTACAACGCCATATACCCCACTATCAGGTAATATATCTCCAATACCATGCAAGATTTTGGGAGCTTTCTCTTTCAAGAAAACCCCCACTTTAGTTTCTTTAAACTTCTTTCTTTGTTTCTTTTCCCGTGGCATTACTTACCTCTTGCGGCTTTCATAAACATCATTATAGCTATACCAATTGCAATACCACCATACATGTCTAATTTTTCCATTAATAGTAATCCACCAGCTAAACCAGCCATAGCTGATCCAACTAAAGGCGAAGTCATAACTTTTTTAATCTTATCCATTGTATAAATCGTTTTCGTTAATCAAAGTATAGGTAAATTTATTACCCCATATCTCAGCTGCTTTATTTGCGATCTCCATGTGAATTTCATATTCATTAGGATCTTGTATTACTTGACAACCAGCTGAATTTTTGTCAACATCATCTAATTCTTTATAAGCAGAAGCTCTGTGTAGGTTTATTCCGAACATACCTGTTTGCTCTGTTCCTTCTAGCATATCGTATTCAGTGTCTTTATCATCATCACGATATACAGTAACAGGACCTAATCTCTGGCAGATTGCTTCGTACTTTCCATTATGCAAGTCTATCTCATAAACTCCTTTGTATTGCCCTTCTTTTAATATAGCGCAACCTTTACTGTTCATTGGATTTTCTAACCAATATAAACCAGGTAGAGTAGTACATTGCATTTTGTATATATTCCATTGTCCTTCATACTTCCAGAATACACACATTAAGTCGTTAAATTTATTTGTTGTAGGTTCAGCAGCTCTTATACCAACTATATTTAAGTTGTATGGTTTAGTATCGTTTTTAAATACATCAAAACCTCTACTTTCTACAGCTTGAATTACATTTAGTACGTTTACATCAATCATCTTTTGCATCCTTTTTCCATTTGTACATAGTATAACCTATAGCAGCTGCTAGTAATGCTATTCTCAACAAATCTCCTATATCTGCTAATGATAAAGTAAAAGCTGTTATATTTAACGAATATAATTTAAGATCAGTTAAGGACCACATCACTTATTAGCGTTTAATACAGCGTTACCTTTATAAGGCACATTATCTATTTTTAAAGAAGTTTTAATCATCATATTTTTAGACGTCATTCTTCTAGTACCTAAATGTCCACATCCGCATTCTTTTTTTACTCCAGCGGGTTTTTGAGCTTCTCCGTAACTTGGCATAATTATATAGTTTGTTGAGTTAAATCTTGTGTTGGATCTTCATCAGTGGGAAGATTCATGGCTATTTTGTTCATATTAGCATTGTAGTTAGTATCATTAACTACACTGCCTTGTATTGGATTTAATGTTTTAACTGGACCGTTACTAACTTTATTTACGGCTAAGTTGTCTAACTTTTCATTTATCATATCTAATTTTTGATCTTGAGTTTCACCAGTTATATTGTCTACTACACCTCTAATTCTACCACCTAATCCTTGGCCCTTAGCGTCTTTAAATCCTTCAACTGCTTTACCAACGTTCATTATACTATTAAATAGACCCATAACTTATTCTTTTATCTTTATTAACATTTTCTATAGACTTAGCTAATACTTTATCTGTATAACTAGATCTTTTCATTATTTTATTTGCTTGAGTAGAAGTTGGTATTTCTTCTTCACCTAACATAATACGGTACATTCTACTTATTAGCTGTTTGCACTTAAATGAAACTTTATACATATTGTACTTTTGAGTGGTTCTGTTCCTTGTTCTCCAAACAACTATCCAACCCTCTTTTAGTAACTTGTTCCAGCGCCTGTTATCCCAGCTGTAAGAATAAGTACCGGTTTTAAAATCTTGTTTTGAAAAAAATTCTAAAGCATCTAAATATATTAATAGCTCTAAGTCTGCATCATTAAGATTACAGGTCTTGCAAGCCCATTTACGTATTATACGATAATGTTTTAATAGATTTAATTCTTTTAGATCAGATGAGGTTAATTTTCTCATTAATACCCTCTTCTTATTTATTTTTTTTCATCATGGCTTTAGCATATTGCCTAGCGTTTTTAACTTTACCATATCCAGAAACTCCAGCAGGTTTATTCTTTTTAGCTTTATATTCTTTTTTATAAGACTTAAAAGAATTATCTGCTAGTTTATCAGCTTTTTTCTTTTTTCTATTTTCTTTCTTAGCTATTTTGTCAGCTTGTTTAACTTGTTTTTTAATGTCAACATCTAAGTTTTCAGTTCTTAAAGAAGGTGTAGCACTAGACAATTGTTTAGCTTCTCTTATTTTTACTTCTCTTCCTACATTTTGCTTTTGTGTAGAAGTAGTAGGTCTATAAATAATGGCTCTATCTCTCGTTTTACCGTATGTACCTTCTATATTTTCAATTATGTTACCACCTGTATCTTTGTGAATACTAACACCATTTTTTGCTTTAGGAATCGCTCCTGATCCTTGAACCATAAGTTGTCCATCTTTTTTAAAATTTTTTAACTCACTCTTTGTCATGGTATACCCATCTCCAGGTGAGCCATCTTTTTGGGAGTATACATCAAATTGATCACTAACACCGTCTTTAACATAGCTGTGGCCGGTGCGTGATATTTCAACTCCACCTGCGTCTTTCCATCTTTGCTCTGCTTTACTATATTGATTAGATATACCAGTACCACCTCTTGCTTTAGAGACATTTGATTTCATACTAGCAATTCTGCTCTCAGCAAATGAACCAGCTGGGCCTGCTCCTAAACTAAAGTTACTACCAAAACCACCTGTCTTCATTGGTCCAGTTCCTGAACTCAAAGCATTAACAGTGTTTTTTATACTAGCGTTTTTAGCATCTTCTCTACCTTTCTTAATGCCTTCTTCTTTTATAGCATCTAAACCTTCTTGGTCTTCTATTGGTCCACCCATGGGAGTTTTAAAACCTTTTGCAAAATTCATAATTATTTTTTTAAATGACTATTACTACATCGTGTTCTTTTATCACGGTGTATGTCTTATCTTTTATTTCTATTTTAAAACCAGCATGTCGATCGTAGTATATATCATCTTCATTACTTACACCAACAACGTCAGTTCCTGTTTGTATAACTTTACCTTTACGGTATCTTATATCTTCTCTTTGTGTTTCGGCTAGCAACAAACCTCCCTTTGTTGTCTTGCCGTTTTCTTTTATAGCTTCTATTACTATATTCTTACCTATTGCTTTCATCTGCCCTTAGATTATTAATTACACAATCAGTGGACAAAATCGTAGTTGCTACAGAAGCCGCATTCCTAAGAGCACTCTTCGTAACTAAGAGTGGATCTATAATACCAGATTTTACCATATTTACTATTTTTCCTGTAACCACGTTTAATCCTTTACCTTTACCTGGCATATCTGTATATTCTATACCAGCATTTTCAAGGATAGTTTTGTAGGGTGCTTTAATTGCATTTAACAGTATTTCTTCACCTATTGATTTTGGTTTAACTGTGTTCGATGCGTTTAATAAAGCTATACCACCTCCTGGTACTATACCCTCTTTTATCGCGGCTTTTGTAGCGCAAATAGCATCTTCAACTCTATCTTTCTTTTCTTTTAACTCAACTTCTGAATTAGCTCCTACTTTAACAATAGCAACCTTAGCAGATAATCTAGCTAGTCTTTTTTCTAATCTATTTATTACGTTAGGATTGCTTTCTTTAGCGATATCCTTTTTAATAGTTTGAATCAGTTTGTTTGCTTCCTCTGGTATACTTTCTACCTGCAATATAGTCTCTTGTGCCGATGTTATTGATCTGAGGCATTCACCTAATTGTTCAGGTTGAATTAAATCCATATCATCTCCTAGATCTTCATTTATAAGAGTAGCACCGGTTAATAAAGCTAAGTCAGTTAATATAGTCTTTTTGTTTATTCCGTACGTTGGAGCGTCAACTACATTTACCTTTATATTACCTTTAATTTTATTCATAGCCAACGCGTTCAACACTTGTGAATCTACATCAGCTATAATCAGTAGAGGTTTATTGTTTTTAATAACATACTCTAATACACCTTGTATTTTTCTAACGTTCTCTATTTTATTTTCTACAATTAGTATTAAAGGATTTTTAAGTTCAGCTGTACCTTTCTCCTGATTAGTTATAAAATTCTGGTTTTTTAAACCTTTGTCATATTGTATACCCTCTATATTTTCCACTTTAGTTTCTGGTAATTCATGAGTCTCCATTATAACAACACCAGTTTCATCTACTTTTTTAAAAGCTTCACTTATTATTTTCCCAAGTTCTTTATCGTTATTTGCTGATATTGTTGCCACTTGTTCTATAACATCACCACTTACTTTTGATGAAGTTTTTTCTAAGTATTCAACAACTTTTTCTACAGCTGAATTAATACCTTCTTTTATATTTCTAGACCCATGCATATCTAAATGCTTGTATGCTTCTTTTATTATAGCATGGGATAAAACTGTAGCTGTAGTTGTACCATCGCCAGCTTCACGTACAGTTTTTCTAGCTGCTTCTTTTAGTAGTTTAGATCCCATGTTTTCCACTGGATCTAACAGTATTACTGAATCGGCTACAGTTACACCATCTTTGGTTATAACTGGGTTACCGGTGTTATCTTCTAGTATTACACACTTGCCGCTAGCCCCTAAAGTGGAGCTAACAGCTTTAGTGAGTTTTTGTATTCCATTGAATACTTTTTCTTGAGCATCTGAACCAAAGTTCAAGTGCTTAACAATTAAGTCATTTTGCATTTAATTAAATTTAATTGATTTGTTTATTTGAAAGTTTTTACTACTTTTGGTCCGTTGGAAAATTCTACTTTCTTAGCATAATGCTCTATTGATCCATCAATTGCAGCTTCTGCTCCTGTTATAGTTTCTCTTCTGGTAACATCGATCCACTTTCCTTCATTGTCGATGTCTTCGTATTCGGTTTGATAGAATCCATTTGGTAATTGTACTATTCTCCAGTTAGCTTTATCTGCTAAATGTTTCCATAGGTTAATGGTTCTTTCGCTTAATTGTGGTTGACTATTCCACGATCTAGTCTTCATATAAAACGTCATAGTATTTGGTTTTATGTTTTATTGGTTTGCCTTTCGGCTGGTTGCCACTACTTGTGGTTAATATTTTTTAATTATGATACATCAACTGATAGCCATCCTGATCCATTATTCAACCACATTTGATTAGTATCATCATCATATACAAGCATTCCTTTAACATTTCCATAAGTGCTAGAAAGAGTATTTCTTTGAGCGGTACTCATTACAGGTAATTTAAAAGCTTTAGTAGTTGATTGCACATCTAATATAGCTCCTGCGTTTGGTGACGCAGTACCTATACCAACATTATCCGAAGTAGCATTTACATGTAGTACGTTAGTATCTACGGTTAAATTTCCACTGGCTGTTAATGTAGTAAAAGTTCCTGCTTGAGGAGTAACTGATCCTACAATGCCATCTAATGTTGAGGCAACTAAATTTGTAAATGTACCAGCAGCGTCTGTAGTAGCTCCTATAACCGTGCCATCAATACTACCACCATTAATATCTGCTGTGGTAACTGTACCTAAATCCGCTATAGTATTACCAGTGTTTGTCCAATCACCGCTAATACTAGATAAAGACAATACGCCTAACGTAGTAGTGCCTGTCACATCTAAAGTAGTGCTTATTGTTTGAGCACCTGTTAAAGTTATATTACCTGTTAAAACTATATTATTTGTAGCTGAATTACCAGCGGCTAATACTTCTGCTAATGTATTGTCTGGATCTAAATCAGCTATAGCTTGAGTTGTTATATTTTTTGTGTTGTTGTTGTTATTAACGTCAGATATAACAATTAACTCGTCACCTTGTAATGGTGATGGACCACTGGGGTATGTATATATTATTGCCATTTTCTATAATAATTTATAAGTTGTATTAATTACCGTAAGCACTGCAACCGTGTGGTCCACAAGAACCAGTTGGTTGTGGATCCGGATCTCCATACAAAAACTTTTTTAATTTGTTTTTAAAGTTCGCGCCAGTTTTCTTTTGTCTATACTTATCTTTGTTTCCAAAAGCTTTGTTAAAAGCATAACTTTGAAACGGAGGCTTGTTATCCGATTTTTGATATTTACCAAGCTTGTGTCTCTTAGCGTATCTATCAATTTTCTTTTCTTCTGAAGTAAGCTTTTTGTTAGAGTCTATAGATTCGTTATATATCTCACCATCTTTGTAAAGCTTTTTACTTTTGCTTTTTACTTCTAAATTAACAGTATTATTTGTTCTATTAGTTTCTTTTTGTTTAAACGCCTCTCCAAGTGACATTGGTGTTCCTGTATTACAGGGCGGATTTGGACAATCGCTTTTATTATAAGTAGATCTACTACCCATCGCGTTAGCAACATCCTTTAAGTCTTCTGATTTTTGCTTATAAGCCATATCTCTACTAATTATTCTGTATATGGATTTACTTTTGACGTTTGTTTCCCTGTGGATTTGTCTAAGTCTATTTCAATCTCTGGAAGTTTAAACTTTTGTTGTACTTCGGATTTATGCGCCATTTCAGCTAACTCTTCGTCACTTATTTTACCGGTAGTGTCACCACCTGGTGGTAGTATTTCTCTGTCATAAGCGCTTTTACCTCTCATTTCACGCGCAATGTTACTTAAATCCTCTGATTTTTGCTTATAAGCCATAATATTTTGTTTTAATGTTTTTCTATTTTGTGTACATGTTATCTATTTACATGCAATTTAGTAAATTTACCTGCAAATTTTTCCGCTAAAACATGACAATAGGCCCTTACTTTTATATATATGAGGCTAATGTCACACTTTTTTAAAAAAATTGTTAGATATTGAGGAGTACTGCGTTCCCCCCTCCCCTCGACCACACTTTTCCCCACGGAAACGCGTTTCATTTTACCGGGGCCCCGATCTTTTTACATTTTCCTTCCATCGTTTTGGCGTTTTCCATACCCTTCGGTAGATCTTTTCGCGTTTACCCTACTATCTTCCCACTCTCCATTTCATTTCCTTTCTACAAAGTAAACACGATCCTTCAATGATAATATATATGTTACTAAATTATAAATTAAACACATACACTATGAAAAAACAAACAATTGAGATCTTAATCTTTACTACACTAACTGTATCATTCCTAATCTTCTCTGCAATCTGCACTTACTATGCATGGTCTACATCTGCTCACATACCAATGTGGTAAGATCGATCTTTATTTTACAGATTAAATACAACTAATAACTGATAATATATATATAATTTAAATAAATAAAAAAAATAAAATAAATTATAAAATAATAAATAATAAAATAAATAAATATTAATTAAAAATAAATAATTATGTATAAAACAAAACAAATTTCTAATAAAAAATTAAAATTAAATAATAAAACTTTAATTGGTTTCAAATATCATGATGTTTATAATAATAAACAACTCTTCAAATTAATTGAATATTCAACTCAAATAAATGGTTTAATATATTATAATATTAATGATCTACCTAAATCTATTATAAACTTTATTAAATAATTAAAAAATACAAACTAAATACAACTAATAACTGATAATATATATAAATAAATTAATAACTTA